ATAGTATTTCCAGAATCATCTTTTATTTTTAATATCATGTCGGTTCTGTCTGAACCTGTGAGATCATTTTTAATTTTTTTGTACATAATTAAAGCTCCGCATTAGCGTCAAACACATTAACACTAGGGGCATCATTACTTGCATTGGATGTTGATTGTAAAAAAGCACACCCATTTGTGTTTATTGTATTAGGAACAATTGTTGCACCACCATCATCAAATTGAGTGGTAATTGTTACTGTAGGATTTGCTCTCATAGTAATTGGAAAATGTGCATTTGCAGTTCTTCTACCACCTGATCTATTTAAACCCATTTCAATAGCACCAGTAGGATATTTATAAAAATATCTCTGACATAAAGCAAGCTCCTGACCGAATGACCTATGCTCAAAATCTGTTGCCACGCTGCCTACTTCTAATTGAACCCCTGTAATTTCAAATGTTGCATCATTTGTTGTGTACCACGTTGATGTTTGATTTGGAGTTCTTGAACCAGACGTATACGCACCCCAAGAATTAAGAGATACTCCTGAGTCTGTATAAGTACTTCCAATAAAAGGTGATAAATAAACAGCCATGCCTGCACCCGTATCATTATCTATTTGAATATTTGAATTGCCAGGAATTGTTTTGGTTATTTTTGTCCAAGTATTAGCAGATAAAGAACCAGTTTCGTAAGGATATCTTTGTTCTGTACCATCTTTAGTCCTTACATATCCATAAAAATTCTGAGCAACGCTTGATTTAACCCAAAAACTTAAAGTAATAAAGCTACTTGCAGATGTGTAATTCCAACCACTACTAGCAACATCTTGTCCTTCCATTTGATAATGGATAAAAATAAAGTCTCCTGCACCAACACCACTTGTTTGGTTTCCATTTGTAATTTTAAATGCTTTTCTAAATCCTAAAGTATATGGTGTAGTTCCACTTGCAACATCAACTTGTGCATAAGTAGGGTTTTCATCTACCCCATCATCGGCTACAGAAAATCTATCAACAGTTGTTATGCCATCAGAAGTAGATGACGTACCACGTTGAGCCACTTGCATAGCTCCGTTAATTATCAGATTACGATTAGGTTTATTTGTAAGGTTGGCAGTACACGTTCCATCAGTATTGTTGACAGTAATAGCAGCAGCACTAGCTCCTACACCTTTTATCGAATTTACCTTGATCTCTGACATAATTAACTAGGTTCAGTAGGGAAAGTAACTGATGACATATCTAAGTTACCATTTGAATCAAGTGTAGGCGATGCACTAGCTGGTAAATCACGCAAACTTTGACGATATGTTTTCCAAGCATCTGCAAGTGTTAAATCAGAACTAGCTCTCCAATCTGTAGTAGCTAATAATCTATCTCTTTCAATCCTTAAAAGTCTCATTGGTTCTGCATTTGTTAACCTTGTAACCTCTGTATTAATAGCAGTAGATGTAGGTTCTGTTATTGACCCATCTAACCAAACTAAAGTTTCATCTGGTTTTAAAATATACTCAGCAGTAGGAACTAAAGACATAAGAGCATCTATTTTTCCTATAATCATGACCCTACCTCGATAAGATATATAGTGCTTACTCCGTTATATTTATTCCAAGTCGCACTTGCTGAATTACTTGTCATTTTAAATTGAACTTTATAAGTGTATGTTGTTGAAGCAGATGTACCTGTATCATAAAAATTCATGGGAGTAGCACCATAAGTATCTGTTACTGCTCCGCTAACATTTCCACCCCAACATCCCCTTACAACTTCTGTAAGTTGAGTAGAACCTCTAACAAGATTCATTTGAGCAACACCTTCACCACCGCTAGTATTACTATTACCACCTAAAGCCCCATTTACTAAGACAAGAACACCAGCGTGTCCACTAGCACTTGTTGTTATATTACAAGTTAAACCTGTGTCTTGATATGTTGTCGAGGTGATAATAGTGATATTTGATGAATAAGTAGCACCTACAATCTGCAAAAATTTACCACCTCCCCCTGCTGCTGCAAAAGCTAGATTACCAGATCCATCAGTTTTCATAAACTGACCAGCCGATCCATCAGCTACAGGAAGTTGTAATTCAACAGCAGCGTTACTTGTAGTTGTTGAAGGTGCTTTAAGGCTTACTGACCCACCACCTGATGCTGCGTTTAGTTTAATCTTTGCTGTCATTTATCCAGCCTCCAATGCAGCTACTTTTGTTTCCAATGTTTCAATTTTAGCAATAGCCTCTTGTAATGCAGCAGTAAGTAAAGGTACAAGTTTACTTTGATCTATTCCTTGATATATAGGATTATTATCGGAGTCAACTTCATCTTTAGTTCCACTTATTGCTTCTGGTACTGTTGTAACTTCATGTGCTAAAAATCCATCAACTGTTGTAGTTGGATCAGCTTTAAAGTTAAATCTATATGGTTTTAGTGTTTTTAATCTTGTAATTCCATCAGATATAGCAACTACGTTTTCCTTTAATCTGTAATCAGAAGATGTAGTGTATAAAGTAGAAGAACCTGATACTGTTATAACTCCTACTTGACCATTTGAATTATGAAAACGTACAAGAGTCTCATTTCCACCTGTTGTTGCCAAATACAAAACGTTTCTATTATTATCTTCATTAACAAAAGCAGAACCACCAACACTCGTACCATTTGGGGTTGAAGTAACTCCTATTAAAACATTCCCAGACGAATCTATAACTAATCTATCATTTGCATTGGTTCCAAAACGCATCGAGTTATCAGCATGGTAATACTGAACTTTTCCTACATATTCCGATGCACCAGAAGTTCCATCAGAGAAAAATATATTTCCATAATCATTATCTGCTGAACGGATTGTCATACCAGTTCTACCAGAAGTAGCAATTGTTAAATCATCACCATCTCCATTACCTTCAGTAGTAGTTCCTATAAGCAACCTTCCAGACGAATCTATAGTTGCTCTTGTCGTTCCACCTGTGTTTATATTTACAGTATCAGATGCAAAATTTATTCCTGTATTACTATCTGTTCCCTGTAATGCTGGTGCGGAAGCTGATCCGTCAACTCCAGAAATACCAGTAGTGCCGTTAATGTTTAAAGCCATAATTAAAGAATAACAAGGATTGCACCAGATGGCACGGTAACAGTTACACCTGAATTTATTGTAGGGCTTACTGTGTGTGCGTTTTTACTGGCAGTTAAAGTGTAATTAGTTGTAACGGCTTGGTCACTCTCGAAAAACACCTGATCTGTGCCCCCTCCAGTAGCTCCAGCACCTCCACCGATCTCTCCCCAACCTGTATTTTTATAGCCTTCAAATCTATTTTGAGTTGAGTTATATCTTAGTTGTCCTAATGCTGCTGATGGTGCTCCAGATTGTCCAGGCTGTTGTGCATCTGTTCCAAGGGGAATTTTTAAAAATCCAGTAGATGACATCGTAACATCACCTGTCATCGTAGGTGTTGCTGCTACAACTAAACCTAAATTAGCCTGTGTAATATTTCCAATAGTTGTAAATGTACCCGTTCCAGAACTAACAGCAGTACAAATCTTCAACAAATTAGTTGATGAATCTATATGAGGTTGATATTGAACTACATTCCCTGCACCAGATGGATCTCCACTTGCAGAGTTTATTGTTCTTAAAGCTGTAAAAATATCATTTATTCCTGCACGAACCGCAGCACCCGTTCCATTGGCTACATTAAAATTATTATCCGTTTCTTTAGTTGTACTATTGACTCTTGCCATTTCGGTAATAGTTTATTCTAGTTTATCATCCCTTACCAAATCCGACAGCCTGATATGTAAAATTCCTATCAATCGAAGCATTTGATGAATTTTTAAAGTGAACAGTAAATCCTGTGCCGCTAATACTAGATAATTCAAAGAAATCGCCACTTGCCATATTCTGTGCAGTTATTCCGATTGAAGGTAAATTTGAATTTACTCCACCTATAGAGGAAGTTCCAGTAAAGAAGGAATGATCGAATGTAATAACTTTTGCTCCTGCTCCAGATGCAATAGTAGTTGTACTTTGCTCTGTTCTTCTTTGGAACGATGCCGTATAACCTAGTTGAAATACTCTTATATCTTGGTCAGGATCTTCACTTGTTAAATTTACTTTGAATTTAAATCCTCTACCTTTATAAGTTCCATTAGCAAATGTTTGGAACGTTGTATATGTAGGCGATCCAGATGACGGATCAGCTTGAGTTACAGCAACTAACATTTCTGCATTAACTTTTGTGGCTGTAAGTCCATCAAAATCTACTCTTGCATCTATATCTGAAATTGAATCAAATAAATCTGATGGGAAAAATGCTTCTGTTAAAAAATGTCGTTTTAAATCAAGGCTAAATACACCACCTAAATCTAAGAAAGATGTTGCTGCTGCACCACCAAATTCATATGTACCTAATGGAGCAATACCTCCGATGTCATCTATTGAACCTTCGAGATCAAAATTAGTAATCGCATCAAATAAACCAGTACCAGTTAAATTTAAAGAATTTGTTACAGCATCAAAAGCAACATTAGTTTTTGTTCCTTGAAACTTTGGAACGTCTAAATCTTCTCGTCTTGTTAAAGCTACTAAAGGTGCAAGGTTATCAGGTAAATCTATTACAACACTTGCTTCTCCTGCACTAAACCGACCTCCATCATCTTGAAATTTTAAAATATACTCTCCTTCAAGTAATGGAACAATAGCTTCTGTTGTATTACCAGCTAATGCTTTTACTAGGTCAGTAGCATTTGAAAAAGTTCCCGTTCCATCGGTTTTTGAAGAGTGTCTTACATAGACACGACCACCATGAGTAACGTCTATATCTGTTGCTAAATTCCAACGTAATCTTACCTGATTAGAATTTACTGGTTCACCTGTTAATCCACTAACATCACTTGGAATAGCACTCTTCCCTACAGCAATATGTGTAAAGGTTGTTGGCTGTGCTGATGATTCAAGATTTGAACCAATACTAACTAATTCAAAATTATAAGTACCTTCTAACGAATCTAATATCTCAAATTCTGGAGTCATTGACTTTATACTTTGAAAATTACCATTATCAACTTGATATTTTAATTCATATTCAATAGCCCTTGGAACAGGATTAAAATCTACATTTAACCTTGTTCTTGCCCTATTACCTTCTGTAAAAAATTCTTCAGTAACAACAGGAGCAGAAGGAGCAGGAACTGGTTCATTTAATATTGTTATATTTCTAACAGGTAATGCAGATCCATCTTCTATAAATGCAAACTTTCCTGAGTTGTAAGCCGTTCCAACAATCGCATAATTATCCTTATCTTCATTTACACTTATGACTCTCCATTGAGTAGTTTGTAAGGTTGTATTTTCAAGTATCCAAATACTATTGTTATTAGGAGCAGAAGTGAAGCTGGTTGCAGTCGTTCCATCGGATCTTGTTACAGAATTAACTGTTATTACTGCTCCA